TGAAGAAGTTGACACTGCTGATTATGTTGAGGAGCAAGAAGAATGAACGAAGACCAGATAGCCGATATTTGGAATTTATTCAAGGAGTATCTTGATAAAAAGCATGTCGAACTTGCAGCAGAAAAGTATGTTGATTTATTAGCAGACTACGGTGTTAACGACATGACTCTTAGAGAGGTTAGCGGAACTGACAAGTTCTTAGATCACGCTATTAATTACTATCTTGATCTAGATACTGACGACGACAACGATGAAGAAGACGAGGACTAAGCATGGGATGGTACAGCAAAGTCACTAATGACATTACTGAAATTCCAAATGCTATACAATACTTTGAAAGCGAGCTGGCAACAGCTCGCTTTGAAACTCAGATTAAGGGTAGTATTGAAAAAGCAGCAGCAATGATGCCTGGAATTGTTGAACAACGATTTAATCAACTTCAAGAACTTGAGGCAATACTGGAATATCTAAATATCGAATTACGTAAGTTGCGTAGCTCGTTTTTTAGAAAATATTTAGAAAATTATCAGCGTGCATTATCCAGTCGCGATTGTGAAAAGTATGTAGACGGCGAGACAGCAGTCTGCGATTACGAACAATTAATCAATGAGTTTGCACTACTACGAAACAAATGGCTGGGCGTACTAAAAGGACTTGATTCAAAAGGGTTTTCTATTAATAATATAATTAGACTAAGAGTTGCTGGCCTAGACGACGCAGCAATATAAATACAATATGGCATATTCGGCACAATACTTAGAAGAACTAAAAATACTGCATAACAAAAAAACATTTGGATTAGGATCTCAACTTCCGCAACAGGTCATTGAGTTGCTAGAGTTTGGAAACATTACAAGTTTCTTGGATTTTGGTGCAGGAAAAGGAAACGTTAGTAAACAATTTAAACAAGACTACGTTGACATCGAATTGCATACGTTTGATCCAGTAACGTTTCCAAATCCACTTCCTGCAACAGTTGACATGATTTATAGCAGCGATGTGTTAGAGCATATAGAACCTAACTTAATTGACGAAACACTAGCAGACCTTTGTACGCGAGCAACAAAGTACCAATATCATTTAATTGCATGCCATCCTGCTAAAAAGTCACTAAGTGACGGACGGAATGCACATTTAATAATTGAAAATCCACAATGGTGGAAGCATAAACTTCAATTACTTAGTGGATGGGACATTGTGTTTGACGACACCAAGGAATACCTTGCTACTGTTAAAAAAGGCCCACAACTAGAAGTTATTAAATATATTGTTGTATTAAAAAAATTATGAAAAAAGTTTACGACTACTGGATGCCCGACACTGATACCCACTTTGAAAGATTAATTACTAAACGAATAAGTAATGGTGGCCCTGCACAATATCAAGACGATGTTAGAACAGAAGCATACAAATATGTTAGCGACTTCGACAGAGCACTCGATGTCGGTGCAAACGTGGGATTGTGGACAAAACATCTCGCAGAAGAATTTCATCAAGTTATAGCATTTGAACCAATTGAAGAAATATACAACTGTTTAAAACTAAATGTTGCAGGAAAAAATGTTGTAACAAATCATTTTGCGTTGGGCAATCATAATAGCAAAATTGATCTAGTAGTTAACAAAGAAAATACTGGTGCAAGTTACGTAAACAAAGATAGTATGGGCAGTGGCAGCATAGACATTAAGAGACTAGATGACTTGGATATTGATAGATTTGGATTGCTAAAAATAGACTGCGAACGCTACGAACTAGAAGTATTGAGAGGCGCAACCGAAACAATACTTTTTTACAAACCAATTATTATAGTTGAGCAGCATCCGGACACTGGATATTGCGCAGGCGAATACCTCAAAAGCCTAGGTGCTATAGAACTTACTAATGTTCGAAAAGACTATATATTTGGCTGGAACTAATTCGATATAAATATAAACATGAAAACAGTAGTAATGGTATCAGGTGGATTTGACCCAATCCACAGTGGTCATATTGAGTATTTTAAAGCAGCTAGGGCACTCGGCGACAAGTTAGTAGTTGCTGTTAACAGTGATGCGTGGTTAGCAAGAAAGAAAGGCAAACGTTTTATGCCGTTTGCCGAGCGTGCAAATATTATCAAACACCTAGACATGGTGGATGAAGTCATTGGGTTTAATGACGATGATGATACTGCAAATTTTGCAATATTTCATATGTTGTCAACTCACAGCAACAATACTGCTATTATATTTGCAAACGGTGGCGATCGAGCCAATGACAACACTCCGGAATATAAAATGTACAAACATCAGTATGGCCTTCGATTTGCATGGGGCATTGGCGGAACTGCTAAACTAAATTCATCAAGTTCAATACTCAGAGAGTATCGCCGTCCTACTACTGAACGTGCATGGGGCACATACACAGTGCTAGATAAGAACAACGGCTGGCAAGTTAAAGAACTTGCGTTTTGCAAAGGTATGTCATTAAGTGACCAACGTCATTACAATCGCAGCGAACACTGGCATGTTGTATGTGGGCAAATACGCATGGATTTAGAATATCAAGATGGGCGTAAAACAACTAACCTGTACATTGCAGGCGAGAGCATTGACATTCCTAAAAATACGTGGCATAAAGCAACTAACACTGGCTGCGATACTGCTAAAGTTATAGAAGTTTGGCTAGGCAACAACTTAACGGAGAGCGACATTGAACGAAGAGATTAAACCATTAAAAATATTTGTAGGTTGGGACAGCAGAGAAGACATTGCTTATCAAGTTTGTAAACAAAGCATACTTGATACAGCCAGTGTTCCAGTTGAGGTAATTCCGTTAAAACAAAAAGAGCTAAAGAAGAAGGGGCTGTATAGCAGACCAATAGATGCTCTTGCATCAACGGAATTTACTTTTACTAGATTTTTAGTACCAGAACTTTGTAACTTTGAAGGTTGGGCATTGTTTATTGATTGCGACATGATTTTTAAAACAGACATCAAAGAATTATTTGATCAAGTTGACGATCAGTATGCTGTAATGTGTGCTCAACATGACTACACCCCCGAGGAAGGTACCAAGATGGATGGGCAACAGCAGCATCAGTATCCACGAAAGAACTGGTCTAGTATGGTATTGTTTAATTGTTCGCACAGTTCCAACAAAGTTCTTAACAAAGAAATAGTAAATGACGAAACTATTACCGGTGCATATCTTCATCGATTTAGTTGGTTAGACGATTACGAAGTTGGCAAAATAAGTCACACCTGGAATTGGTTAGTAGGATGGTACAACGAACCCACTGATGGCAAACCTGATCTTATTCATTACACAGAAGGTGGCCCGTGGTTTGAACAATATCAAGATTGCGAATATTCAAACGATTGGTATAGAGCACAAGCAAGCTATTATAAAAATATCATAGAGTCTCAAAAAAAAAGTTAACTAAAACAGAAGTATACATCTCGGATCTACTATATTCGGACAAAATAAAAACCACGTTAGAGAATTATTTACATAATATAATCGATCCTTTGCAAAAATATTATAAGGAGAAACCAAGCGTTATGGGAATAAAAGTTACAGCAATCGCGCCAGACGTAGGCGATTTTAATATAGCCAAAAAAGGACTGGTGTACGACCCATGCCTCGAAAGCTTTGTAATTGGTGCACATGGTAATATTAGCGACCTTGAAACAGAAAAAGATACATCTACGCCAATGGTAATTAGAGGTCTTGGTAGTACAAGCCAGCGAGCATTAAAACTATGTGCAGATACTAATAGAGACTTTTATTCAATTGACACTGGATATCTACAGCCCCTGAATACTAAAGTAAAGATGTACCATCGTATTACCAAGGGTGCTCTTCAAAACCTAGGACCAATCATTGACCGCAACACTGACAGGCTGTCCAGTTTACAGTGGAGATATAGAGAACCAGGGTCTGGTAACACAATATTAGTTTGCCCGCCTAGTGAAAAAGTAATGAAATTCTATAACAAAAACTTAGACAAATGGATGGAAGAAACCATTGCCAAAATCAAAACACAAACAGACCGCCCTATTGAAATTAGACTAAAGCCTGACAGGCACGAACGAATAACAACCAATACAATCTGGAGCGCGTTAGATAATGCATATTGTTTAATAACGTTCAACAGTATTGCGGCAACCGAAGCATTGCTTTACAGCGTTCCGGCAATTGCTCTTGCACCTAATGCAGCATCTGTTCTGTGTCATACGTCAATTGACGATATAAACAGCGCAACAGTTCCATCAAAGGACACACTGACTGCATTTGCTGCACACTTGTCGTACTGTCAATTTACAAATTTTGAAATGAAAAATGGGTATGCATGGAACATTTTAAATGAAGGTAGTTAGTTATCTTAAATCGGTCCCGTTAAAAAACACTAACTTGCAAAAAGAATTATTGCTTAAAAAGTTTGTAGAAGGTGCTAACAAAACCGGCGATATCGGATTACTTCATGCCGGCAACGATTTAGTTGAATGCGATGTTGGAGTGATACAAGGATGGGTGTACGCCAATACTTCTACTGCACATTTGCAACTTAGAAGCAATGTAATAAAAACGCAAATAAAAAATAAGAAATATGTAGTAGCAGCAGACGCCAACTTATTTCTGTACAAAGACAAAATAAATCCGCATGGTTACTTAAGATACAGCTTCAATGATGTGTTTCCGTCTA